GGACATGTCGATCCGGTTGTAACGACTGTTGAAGTATTGGGCCACGTGCTGGGCGCCTGAGTATTCACCATCGGAGCCGAAAATCTGATTACCAGATTATCTGGCTTCAACGAAAGGAAGGCTTTCACCCACGCTTCCCGCGTCGGCATCCAGTGCTTGACGCTCGGCGTAAGTTTACAGACAGCGAATATTTTTAATAGATGTTCTTCGTCCTGCACATCTCCGGAATCGTGCCATCTGAAAAATTTTGATTTTTTTGAATTAATAATTGTTGCCATAGCTCCGGTCCAAAGCGGAGATCTTATAGCAGCTAGCCGCTTGTATTGCGCAGCCTGTACAACTTTAAAAACATAGCAGCCCTTCAGGGCATAGCAATCGTAACACACTGAACCAGGGACCGCTTGGAGCTTGCCGCCTGTTTTACATTCTTTAGCTGGTAGACCATAAGCCCACCCAGGCATCTTGCTTGGCCTGGATAGGCTTCCGGTAATCTGCAACGCTTCTTTAACCGTAAAACTTTTGTTGCTTTGCATAACTTTTTTGATCCATTTTTAATAATTCTAGAAACGTCTTCACAGCTTCTTGTGACCTGTGTCCATCGTCTCCCGTTACTATGTTAACAGCTGTAATCATTCTCTCTACAGCGTCTGATATTGTTATTGTTTTTTTGTCTGTCATATGTCCTACCTTTCTAATCTCATAATATCCTATAGCCTGAAGCTTGTCAAGCTTGCCGCTTGAAGCTTGCCGCTCGTTGCTTGTGGCTTGGCGCTTCGGTTGCATGTGCCTTAAAGCGCCAGGTCACTTGTTGTTTGGTCAAGGACAGCATACTCTTAAGTGAAGCCCGGTGACAATTGTTTACCGTTCGAACAGGGCTTAACCTGTGCTTGACCCCAGATCCCGCGTTTTACCTTATCAGCTGACGGGATCTGGGCTCAAGGGCGGAGTAGCGCTATCGTTTATTCACTTGTTCTTGTCCCCGCCTTCAAGCTTGACATAATATATAATATAGGATATTCATATTGTCAAGCATAAAAATAACGAAAGGATATAACATGCCAAAAACTATGACGAAGTATCAACTAGACCACTTCAAGTCGAAGGTGCGAAGAAACTTCAACCCTTTAATTGAAGAACAGGAATTGTTGGTAAAACAATATAGAGCTGAAGCAACTGAAAAGATAGTCGGTAAGTTAGCCAAGAAAATGGGCGCTGATAAAATCTTAAATGAATTCAAGAAGGCGGAAGAACAACTTGAAGCAATAAGAGATAAAGCCAGAACCTTTTTCAAAAAAAAGGCAGACAAAGACAAAGAGAAAAGTCTTAATTACTCTATAAGAGATAATGACGAAAAGCTGTCTCTTAAAGATTGCGAAGACCAGCTAAAAGACTGGGCGCGTGATCTTGTTGATCGTGAAATAAGAAGAAGACCTGAAGGACTGAAGCTCAAACAACTTGAAGACTTGAAGACCAAGGCCATAGATCAAGTTATGGAAAGCGGAACGCCTGAAGAATTAATCAGGCAACTTGACGCTACAACCAAGAAGATTGGAATTGCGTGGGTTGTGGATACTTCCAAAATAAAACAAATCACCTCAAATTAACTATTGACTTGTAGGGGATATTATTATAATATCCCCTATAACGAAAGGCAAAAAATGAACTCACTATACGAAGACAGCGCTAAGATACAAGAAAAAACAGACTTTGTTGTTTCTTGGTATGCAAAGAAATATAACAAAGTTATATTCAGAGTAGGCAACTTGAATAAAGAGGGTTGCAGAACATGGGAACAAGACGGCAAAAAATATATGTGTTTTTGGGACACAGTTTTACAACGTTATACAACTTGCATTGACCCAATGATCACATACAAAAGAAAGTTATCATGATAGAATTATTTAATATTATATTTGTAGAGAGCCCTACAGGGCTCTCTATGTTATTGGCCTTCGGCCTGGGTGCAATTATATACACTCTATTGACAGACGGAATAAAGTAGGATAGTATAGGACTATGAATACATTATTAATAATAGGACTGGTGATATGTGGAGCGGGTGCATTGTTATGGATAGTATGTACAGCAATGATAGCACACTATGACCAGAAACTAGAGGCACTAGACAGAAAAATAAGAAAGGATGACAAGTGGCGGAAACAACAATCAAGACAACAAATCCCTTTTCAGGACAATCAATAAATTTAACTGATGAAGAGCATAGATTATATATGGCAGTTAAATTAGCTGAGGTACAAGGGGACTGGGAACGAATGCAAAAAAGATTAGATAAATTTAGTAGACTAAACCCAAAAGCATACATGGTATTATTAGATTAACGAGATACGAGGGACGCCCTGCGGGCGTCCCTCTCTATGTACCGATGCAGGTCACACCGCCTACTGTAGGCCGTCTTCCTGCATAGAGGTACCAGAGGCGTTGCAAATTCCAAATAAATAAAATAATATAATTAGTGTATAGGTTGTAAGGGGTCCCACAGGTATACCCTTTATGCCAAGTTTTGTATAAAGATAACAGGAAAATACTTGCTAGGTTTCAAAATTAATCCTAAAAAATTTTGCAGAAAATTTTTTTGAAATGAAAATAGATTTAGAAAAGATAAAAAGATTACCGCCCGACGTAAAGAAAGAGTTTATGAAGACTTATCTTCAGCATGCTGAAAAGAAGAAAGAAGCAGGCATCAGAAACGATTTCATGAAGTTTGTAAAACATGTCTGGCCAGACTTTGTTGAAGGATCACATCACAAGATTGTTGCTGAAAAATTTAATCAGATAGCAGAGGGCAAGATTAAAAGACTGATTATAAATATGCCACCAAGACATACAAAGTCCGAGTTCGCTAGCTACTTGCTGCCCGCTTGGATGGTGGGTAGAAACCCGAAGCTCAAGATTATACAATCAACTAACACCACAGAACTATCTGTTAGATTCGGGCGTAAAGCAAAACAACTTTTAGATAGTCAGGAATATCAATCAGTGTTTAAAACTAGACTCAGAGAAGACTCACAAGCCGCAGGTAAATGGGAAACACAACAGGGCGGTGAGTATTACGCAGCGGGTGTCGGGAGTGCAATAACAGGTCGTGGTGCAGATCTTCTAATTATAGATGACCCGCACACAGAACAAGACGCCATGAACAGAGATGCTATGGAGAGAACTTTTGAATGGTATACATCAGGTCCTCGTCAACGTTTACAGCCAGGCGGATCTATTATCCTCGTCATGACAAGATGGAATACAAAAGATCTTACTGGTATGCTGTTAGGCGCGCAGCGAGAGGCCAAGGCTGATCAGTGGGAGATCATAGAGTTTCCAGCAATCATGCCATCAGGTGAGCCTTTGTGGCCAGAGTATTGGAAGTTAGAAGAATTAGAAGCGGTCAAGGCATCAACGGGTGTACAGAAATGGAATGCTCAGTATATGCAAAATCCAACATCAGAAGAAGGAGCGATCATTAAACGAGAGTGGTGGCAGCCATGGGAGGAAGACTGGATACCTGCATTAAAGCATGTCATACAATCTTACGATACAGCGTTTGGCAAGAAACAGACAGCCGATTATTCTGCCATTACCACATGGGGTGTGTTTTATTTAAATGATGATAGTCCTGCTAGTTTAATATTATTGGATGCTAAAAAAGGAAGATACGACTTTCCAGAACTTAAACAGGTTGCTATGGAACAATTTAAATATTGGGATCCTGATACAGTTATCGTTGAAGCCAAAGCATCTGGTCAGCCACTTACAGACGAACTAAGAAAGATGGGTATACCTGTTGTAAATTTTAGTCCGTCAAAAGGAAACGATAAGCATACCAGGGTAAATTCTGTTGCACCTTTATTTGAATCTGGTATGATATATGCTCCGAACCAGGAATTTGCTGAAGAAGTG